TCAGAAAGATCAAGCTCATTGCCCTCTCCATAAGAGAAGCAATTACTCCATTTCAAAGTTTTTAGCGTAATCATTAAATATTCCTAATATGTCTGGTATTTTTTCATCATGTATCTCTAGTACATACATTAGATACTCTACTAATTCTTCTCCGATTGTAAGCTCTTTGTCTAGTACAAGAGTAGCTTCAGAACTTCTTTTTACAACCTTCTTATCAAGAAGTTCAGTAGAGGTTACTTTTGCAAGGTCACCAAGGTCTCCCTCTAACTCATATATAACGTGGTCATATAAACCATTTATCATATCAGCAGGGTCGCTTACTGTCTTGCGTAGTAATTGTGGAAGCTCTAACTCATCCCAAACCCACTCCCAATATTCTGTATCTATAGTAATTACTCCCGTCGCTACTTTAGAACGATGGAAACTAGTTGTCATAGGACTACCAGGATACACTATATTTTGTTGACAGTTTGAGTGAGAATGTAAATCCCCCGCAAAAACTATTGGAAATCTTTTAAATCTATCTAAATCAACCTCTGGAGTAACGTGAGGAGGTATTTCTCCGCGTACATGAGTAAACACGGGTAGAGACTTATTTAGCATTTCTATAGAGCTTTTCTTGTGTAAATCACAATAAGGCAAAATACTAAAGCCTCTCTCGTCCTCAAAAGCTTCATCTATTACATAGACCAAGGGGTTGAGTGAGTTAGTAACTTCTTTTAAAGCTGTGAAAAAAGTTTTATTCTTTTTAGTAGCTTCATGATTACCATCATAGATAATCGTTTCTATACTACACTTTTTTACAAAAGTAAAGTATAATTCTAATTCTTCGATTGTTGGTACTCTGTCGAATAGGTCGCCGCCAATAATATGCAAATCAGCATCGTCTTCCAAGATATGAATCTGATGAAAGAATGAATCATAGCGAGCACGTGCCCAGTTCAGGGGCACGTTTTTTTGACCTAATTTAATATGCCAATCGGCAGAGAATAGAATCTTCATTAGGCAACATCAAACTCATCTTCAATACTTTCATCGGTGTTTGAGTCTGCACCTGCACCCGCCGCCATAATTCTTTCTAATAACTCTTTCTGAGCATCGGGAGTAGGACGAGCTAGAAGTTCATCAATAGGAGTAGCACCAGCCACAACATCTTTTTCTTCGTCTGTCAGAGCGCGAATAGCTTTCTGACACTTTAAAGTTTGAAGAGTATACTCAACATTGTATACGTTAGGACCGGTCTTAACACGCTTAAAGTGGATGTCCCAACCTGCTTCCAAGTCAGTAGGGTCGCCCAAATCTTCAGCAGCTACAAGAATCTGATCCATCAATTTTTTCTTTAGGTTAAATACTTTAGCTTTACCGTCAGAGGGGTCTATACACTGTACAGAATAAGACCAGCCACATTTCAAATCGGGAAAGTATTCACGAACCCAATCTTTTTCTTGGTTTACAAAAGCTTCTTTTTCTCGGTCAAAAGATAAACACTCCATAGGAATGTTTTTATCATTCTCACCTTTTACCCAATAGATATATCGAGGTAGAAGATCTCCGAAAAGACGAACACAGTTGTCTCCATTTTTATAAGTGTACTGCTCTAAAGAGCTTTTCTTAGCTCCCCCAGCGGATGAAGTAAATTTAATACCCATAGTTTTTCCTTTTAATGCGTGACTTCTTCCCAGCAGAAGAAAACTTCATCTTCTACACGAGAGAGTAGTCTGTTGTTGTCAATAATTACAGTAGAAACAGGCGATATAAGCATGTTTAAACTGCGTTTTCCTGTGGCTTCATATTCAGCATAGCTGCGAAAACTAGCGAGTGCCACATACTGTGCTAGCTCCGTGTCACCGAACTTGCTTCGGTTTGATAATATTTTTTCTGGGTGCAATAGAAAGCTATCGCCAGTCCAGTCTTTCTGAATCAAACGATAGATAGGATCCCGCACATTTTTAGGCAGGGTGGGGTAGGTTATATTTGCGATTAATGTAATTATAGCCGAAGAATTACCTTTCGTAGCTAAATACATTTTTGCCCAATTATAAAAAATCACTACTATTTCTC